AATACGTAACTCGTCAGCTAGTTCTGACGGGATTACGCTTAGTTCAGATGGTAAGGTAACGTTTCCAAATACAAGTACAGGTAAGATACTTCAACATGTACATACATTTAAAAAGGATGCTTTTTCGGATACTTCTGGAAACTGGGTAGCTATTACAGGTATGTCAGTAACTATAACAGCAGCTTCTACTTCTAATAAGTTATTATTTAATTGTAATTTGATGTATGGTATAAACAATTTACAAGTATTTCGTGTACGATTATACGATGGTACAAGCGAGATAACTGCTTCAAGAAGTACAGTAGCATCAACAGATAATAATAATGGCTGGCTTGCTGACTATAACAAATGGGATGGTGGAGCTTCTGACCTTATAACAAATATATCTGGATCATATCTTCACACCCCTACTGATACCAATTCTCATACTTATAATTTATATGGTTATGCAGGCGGTCATGGTATCTTTCTAAACAGACGAGGGTATGGTACAGATTATGGAGGTACTTCAACCTTCTCAGTTATGGAGATAGCAGCATAGAAATACCTACCATAGTATTACCTGATATAAAAAAGATAGAAACTGTTGAGATACCTATACCTACAGCTGACGTACCATACTACAAACCTATGGTAGTTCCTCCTAGCGATCTACGAGATCAGGAAGAAGAACCAGTCAAAACTGTAGAAGAAAAACCACCCGAACCACCTACCCTAAAAATACCGTTTATTAAACAGCCAGTACCTCGACCTTCAACTGAGGTTGTCGTAGTGGCAGCA